GGCGTAAATAGCGGTTTGTGGCTGTTTTGGTGCGTTTGGCACGTTGACAACAAATAGGCCGTAAAGCCCGATGAGTGACGCCCAGACAAGTTTGCTTAGGGCGGTCATGCGCTGTCACCTGTGGTGCGGTCAATTTGATGGTCGTAATCTAGCCGAATGGGTGGCCCCCACGTCTGCCATTTGTATTTGCGGAATGCAATTTGCGACATCATGCTTTTGTCCTCGCCTTGTCGTCTGAAGGATTGCACCATGACCTGTTGTCCGTCAGGCATCACGCCTGTGAACACCTCATACAGAATGATGACTGCCTGCGTAGTAGGGGTAGGTTCAGACATAGCTGCCTCGCTGTCTTTAGGTTGCTGACAACCTTAGTGACGGTCTGTCAGGTAGTGGGGAATGCCTTAGCAAAGGCTTGTCGCACAAGGCTTTCGTTCTCTGCCATAGTGCGGGTGATTTCTATGTGTATCCAGTCGCCGCCTGGTGCGCCTGTCACGGTTGGTGTGTCGTATTTGCGCCAAGCCTCATGTGCATGTGGTTTTGGCATTGCGGTGCCTACTCGATCACAACGCCAGCCGCGGCCGTGTGGGTTAGGCCAGTAGTCAATAATCATTTGTATGCCTAACAAATCCCAATTGTCCAAAGCTTGTTGCAAGAATGTAATTGCTTTGGTGCGGCCGTTGGTGACGCCTTTGCCGGTTGATTCCATAAACCTGAATGACAAATCCATTGCAACACCTCGAGCATGGTTGCTGATTTGTCCAGGCTTGCCACGTATGTCGCGTTGCACAAATGTGCCGTTATTCCACAATGCGCCCTGGCTGTGTGTGTTTGCGAGCTTTGCCCACAATTCGGTACCGGGCAGCTTGTGTTTCACTATGCCGTAGGTGCCGACAATGTAGGGCTTAGGTGCTGACGGCACTATTTGTTTTTATCTTTCATGCCGTTGCTGGCGACTATGCCTGCCAATGTGCCAGACAGAAACGTGACGATTGTTGCCATAAGGCTGATGAACTCTTTGTCATTGGGCGCTTGTTCCATTGGTTGCGACACGAATAGCAGGCCGTACACAAAACCGATTACGACTACGGCAAACACAACGCCCAGCAATACGCCAACGGTTGCCACCATTCGAGCATGCAACTGTTCGGCTGTAAAGCGCTCTTTCATTTCAGCAACGATCTACTGGTGTGCAATACGTTGGGCGTGTGTTTGGTTTGCCGTTGTTGCTGCGTGTTGTTTCGCACGCTGTCAAGGTAATGAGTGCTGCGATTGCCAGCCACTTCACTACGCCTCGTCGGGCTCTGGTGGTGGTACTTGCACAACACCGTTTATGACGGCCCAACCAATTGCTGCTGGGTTTTCTGGCGTGTACTCGATTAGGTGCGCCGGGTCATCATTAACCCAGTCGGGTGCGACTACTTCGCAATTAACTACTACGCCGTTGGTGACGTTAGGGCTAACGATTGCTACTGTGCGTTCACTCATGGCTAGACCTGATAAGTAATCCAGACGTAACCGCTGCCGCCTGCCGCGCCGCCGTTTGTGCCTGCCGTACCGCCTGCGCCGACTGTGACCGTAATGCTTGCGGCTGGTGTGACTGCGCCACCAGCAACAATGTAAGCACCATCACCTGCCTTTTGCTGAAATCCTGCTGTGCTTGTTCCGCGCGCAAACGCACCCTGACCGCTGTTAGTTGCACCTGCTACAGACGTAGAGGTCGCACTTGTGCCGCCGCCATTGCCGCCCGTTGCGCTAATTGTGCCACCTGCAAACGCCACCGACGAAGTACCGCCCGCGCCGCCAACGCTGTCACCTACACCGCCGCCACCGCCGCGAATGTGCGCGATCGCATAGGTCACCCCGGCAGGCACCGTAAAAGTACCTGACGCGGTAAATGCTGCTACTTCAGTCACGCTACCTAGGTTAGCCCACGCGGCACCGTCGTAGTACTGCACTTTGTTTGTTGACTCCAAATAACACAACTGGCCCTCAGCCAACGTTTTTTCACCTGCACCACCAAACGCCGCGTCACGTTCAGTAGTACCAGCGAATACTGGCACACCCGTGCGCGCCGACTGGTTAAGTTGATCTGCGGTTAATACCTGCGACGCAACAAACGTCGGAACAGTGGTCTGTGCATTGGCGCCCATGTCTTTAGCCTAGAACATTCTGGGCGTCTATTACACCATAGATTGCGTCATCAAGAATCAGCTCATACACAATGGTGGTTGGTGACGTGTAGTACGTAATGGTGTGGCCTCGACTGAAATTGATGACGCCTGTAATGCCTTCAATGCTGTATTCGGCTGCTACTGCGCTATTTAGCCCTGGTATTTCTTTTTCTATGCTGATGGTGTCGCCTATGTCGGCGCCAGCTGCAGCGGTGCGTTGTGCGTCGCTTAGGTTGGCAAAAAAGGCTGTGACGCTAGTAAATCGGGGTTCTGGGTCAGGTTCAAGCAGGTAGGTGGCTAGGTCTTGTATTTCGCTTGTGACGTGCAACAAGCTGTTGGTGATGCTGAGGTTTTGTGTGAAGTATTCGGCAATGCTGGCTGCGTCGCTGTCGGTTTCTGAGTGGTTGTTTAGCCCGGTCACGACGGATCGGTTGATTACGTTGTCGGCGTCAAACTCAACTTGTATGTCAACGTATTTGGCTAGTACGCCGTCGTCACCAAATGAGATTGTTGGGCTTGACAGCGTGTTGCCTATGCGATTTTGCGTTGTCAGTACGCCGTCGGCTGCCATAAATAGGCGCCCTTGTTCGGCTTGGTTGATTTGGGTGAGGTATTGCAGGGTGTTTGTACCGGCTGGCACGGTGTAATGACTGTCGTGGCCCAGGTTGACTGTGCCGGTAGCCAGGCTGGTTGTGCCTGTGTAGTCAACTTCTGGCAATGCCAACACGGTTGCAATGCGTTGCCCTGGTAATTGTGCCGTCACGTTGAGTTCATCAAGGTTGGTTTGTGCCAACAAATAGAAATCATCGGCGCATTGCACGTTGACTGTGTTAGGGCCTGCCATTGCAAACTCATACGCATACGACGTGACCACCCCTACGAACAAGTACACGCTGTTGCGCGACAACCGAATACGACGCATCGGTGCCAGCCCAGGCTGATTGTTGGCTGGGTCGTAATAAGGGCTGCTTGTGTCGTATGGGCCAAGAATGCCTGTTTCGTCACGCATGGTAAATGACATGGTGCCGGCACCAAACTGGTAATCGGTTTTTTTGCGCCCACGGTTGTATTGCACGTCGGTAGTGAAGTCGGTGATGTCAGCAAATTGTGTTGTGCCGTCTAAGACAAATTGCGTGTTGTTCAGTACGCCTTTGGTTGCGTCGTTGAGCGTGAATGCGTCTTGCAAGAAACCTGTGTCTAGTTCAAGCAGGTAGTTGCCTGCCTGTACTACTGCGGCAGACACGTCAGATTGCAATCTGTAGATCGAGCGGCCCTGACCTGCGGTTGTAATCAGTTAGGGCGTCAACAATCTTGTCGCCTAGTGATGCCTCAGCGACAGCTGCGTTGATGGTGATGTTGATGGGTTGGGCGCTGAACATGCCGCCGTCGCTTTGTGTTAGGCCGCCAAAGAAGTCTGCACCAATAAAGCCTGGGGTGATGTTGCCTGAGTCAATAAAACCTTGCGGGCCAAAGCTTTGTAGTGCAACGGCAGCGGCGCTTGACGCGCCGCCGCCGCCGCCGCGGGTCGCTGAAGGAGTGGCAGCGAGTACCGCTGGGCCGCCTGATGGTATTGCGCCAAGTAGTGATCGCTCGAGCAGGTCTGGGCCTGCGGTGACGCCTGTGGTGCTTGTGCCGCCGCTTGTGCTGCCGCCGCCAATGCGTGGCAGATTGACGCTAGGTAGTGACGGGATGTCTGCAAATGGGTTGATTGCGTTTAGGCCGCTGATGATGAGGTTGATTGCTTGATTGACTGAGTTAGCCATTGCCTCAACTACGCCAATAACCGAATTGCCCATTGCAATAAAAGCGCCTTTTACGCTGCCAGTTTTTTGCACTAGCAACGCAAAACTTGCCACTAGCAATGCGATTGAGCCAACTACTAAGCCGATTGGGTTAGCCATCATCGCAAAGTTCAGTGCCAACTGTGTAATCGTTATTACTTTCATAATTGTGTTTAAGCCAGTAATAACAAACGCTAAACCGCCAACACCAATAATTAGTGCAGTAATGGCGTCTGTGTTGTCTTGTGCAAACTTGGCAAACGATTGCAATTTGGGCAACAGTTTTTCAAGAATTGGCAGAAACGCTGCGCCAATTGATTCTTTGGTTTCTGCGATTGTTAGCGACAGTCGTTTCATTTGACCTTCGGCGCTGTTCGCTGCAACTGCGGCTGCGCCACCAACGGTAAATGACAGTTCCTTCATTACCTGATCGAGTGATTCGCCTGCCTTGATGTTGTCGCGCACACTTGGCACCAGGTTGCCTAGGGCTTTCATGTTGCCGACAGCGGCCTTGCTCAAAGCATCGGTGACAGTACTTAAATCTGTAGAAGTGGCCGCACTTATGTCGAGTGCCGTGTTCAGTAGGTCTTGGCTGTAGGTCAGGTCGCCTGTGGATTGCACCAGGCTGGCTAGGGCTGGCCTCAAAACGTCGTCAGACACTGCTGCCGACATCATCGTTTTCTCAATGTAAGACTCAGCAACTTTTACGTTGGCCTCACCTGCAATAGTGTTTTTTGTGATTGCTAGGGCTAATAGCTCTTGCGCTTTGGCATCTTCAATTGCGGCTTTGGTTGCGCTACCAATTGCCAGGGCGACACCCGCCAACGCTGCCGCTGCCGGCACAGCTGCCTTCTTGAGTGCAAACTGTGCTTTTTCGCCTGATGTTTCTAGTTGCTTGAACTCTTTGATTGCTTTGTTTAGGCCTTTGCCGTCAAACTCGCTGATGATTGGGATTACTACGGCCATCAGATTGCCTTGCTAACTGTTCGCATCACGTCGTCAATAATTAGCGACACCTGGTATTCAACCTCAGTTTGATTGGCCCGGTATGCCGGCCACAACGCACGACTGGCTTTGCCGTGTCGAGCCTCAAGGCCGCGCACCATGTTGGCACCTGCAGCGGTCTGTGATTTGCTGGCAAGGTCGTAGATGGTGTTAATCGTGCCGCCCCACGCAATAGTAAAAACTGCAAGGTTGGTCATGCGACCGTTGTATTCGCGTGGCTTTTTGCCGCTTACTTTTGCCTTAATGTTTTTGGTTGCAAGGTTTGCTTGCCACGGTAGGGCTTTGTAGCCGCTGCGTGTAGTCCACGATCGGCCCCAGCCGCTAATTGGTGGCGCTTGTGGGGTTGCACGTTTGGCTGCGTCAACTACGGGTTTGCATACAGCCTGAAAATCTCTTGTTAATTGTCGCCTAGCTACTTTGTCAACGTTGTTAAGTTCGCGTAGCGCCTGTTTGAGTCCAGCAATAGTTTCACCCTGTTTGCCAATAGTGGTGTCAACTGTGCTCATCGTTTGCCTGCTCTGCGTCGTTTCTCATCCAAGAGTAGTACCGTCGCCAGGTCTTGTGAGTCAAACTCGATGTTTGCCGGCCAGTAGCCAGTGGCAAGTAGCAGTGACGCTAGTTGTCGTCTGATTGTGCCGGTTCCGTAGGGTTTGCGGGTTCTACCTGCTCAGACTCAATCAGCTGCACAGATTCCAACCATGTTTCGTAGTCGCGGTTGTCGCGTTTTTCTACATGTAGGCGATGCCAACAAAGGTATGACATGTCGTCTATGCCCATGCCTGTTGACAAATCTTGCACACGTTTGCGTGATCGGCGTTCCCATGCAGCAAAATCAGCGAGCGTGATTTCCACGGTGTCAACCTGCGTTTTGCCTGCAAGTGTTAGGTACGTAATCTTAAATGTCAGTTTCATGCTGCCCCCAAAAGTGAGTTGTGATTACGGTGTGACATCCTTGACCAGCGTGCCACCAGTGAAGGTCACTTCAACCTGTTGCAGTTCGCCCAGGGCAGCGTTCACGACATCAAATGACTCGAGGTAGCCGTTCGTGAGTTGAAATTCTGGGTTGGTAGCGCCAATTGTGGCGTCAACAGCTTTTACTGAAACGTAGGTTGCTGCTGCACCCACCAGGGTGTTTAGCAGGGCGTAGGTTTCTGACGATGCATACGACATCAGCATGGTCAGGGTGATGGTGCAATTGGTTAGCCCGCCCACGTAGGTGCGGTTTGTCTGGCCAAAGGCTGTTGACTCAAGCGCGTCTTGCGTGGTCGTGACGACTGCGCTAACGACTTGATCGGTAATGGTTGTGCCGGGCGTGCTGGTGCCGATGCTGACAACTGGGTTGCTTAAGACTGTCGTTGAGGCCATAGGGGGTTAGTCCTTCCGTTTCTTGAGTTTAGTTCTAGCAGGTTTTGGTTCGTCTGTGGTGACAGTTTCTGTTGCGGCTAACTCGATTTGCCCTGAGTTAATGAGGTACTCAATCACGTTGCTGTCGGTAAAGGTCACAATGTCGCCTTTGTTGTGTCCGTTCAGCCGGTGTGTGATGATGCGGTATTTCATGGTGCCACCTTTGTTGACAAGGTTAGTTCGTAAGCAGCAAAATCTTGTGAACCGATTTGTACGACAGTGGGTCGGCCTGACATTAGCCCTAGTTTTGCTGCCCTAATCAGGTCGGCTAGATCGAGCAGCTTGTCCAGTGCTTTGCGGTCGCCTGGGCCTACACCCAAGATTTTGATGGTAAATTGCATCTCGCTGATGACGTTGGTGTGCATCACAAATGAGGGTGCGTCAATGAGTACGCATGGGGGGTTGATGTTGCGTGGGTCGCTGCTAGACACCACTGGCAGCCCTGTGATGGCTGTTAAAAGGCTAAGCAGGTCGTTGTAGCCGTCTTTTAGTTCTGCGGCCATTAGGCCACCTGTGGTCGGTTAATACCTAACAGACGCATGACCTCAACGAATGAGCCGCCAATTGGCCCTGACGTAGCTAGTGGATCGTAGGCCGCATAAGATTCTGACGCGCTGCCACGCATCCGGTAAAGGTAGCCGCAATACATCACGGTGCCTAGTTTGACGTCAAGGCTTGGCACAGTTGACAAACTTGAGTCAAAATAGCCTGCCTCTTGTCGGCGTCGGTACGCAAATTGGTTGCCTGCACCTACGGCCATAGTCAACAAATCAAAATCGGCGCTGGGGTTGGTGACGGTAAATCCAAGCCAGTCCTCGACATCGGCCACAGTCACCCAGGTGCAAGTTGGTGTAAACGTGACGGTGCCAATTGCAGGCGCCCGGTCAAAATCGTCGTCGGTGACAGCGAACGCAACTTGCAACTGAATTGGCACGTTGGTGTCGTACACATAATCGCCCTGGTCATCTACACCTAGAAACAAATATTTTGGTATGGCAGTGACGACAAAAGTTGCGTTCAGCGTTGTAAGCGTGCCAGTAAATCCCGACAACGTAATGGTGTTGCCAACCTCAATGGGGTTGTTTGTGAGCGTGGCAATGACGCCTACGTTGTCGGTAATTTGCGCGTGAGTCGTTGTGTAGGTGGCCATTAGGCCGCCTTTCTACAGCTCAGGTGATTTTGACAAACTTGGTGGCGTCGATCATCAGCGTGGCAAAGTAGCCGCGGAATGAAATCTGACGGCCCAATACTTCAGGCTTGTCAATGGCAATCAGGCCGCGCTGATTTTCGTAGATTTCGTAGCCGGCGTAGGCGCCTGCTGCGGTTCCGACGATGCACGTGTTCTGTGCAAAGTTTTTATCAACTACAAGCGTCAAGCCCAATGGATTGCCGTTCCAGCTTGTTGCGGTCTGTTGGCCAAGTGCGTTGTATGGTGCGACGCTTGGGAACAATGGTCGGCCTTGGTTGTCGGTAAGTACACCCAACGCTGTCCAACGGTACGGATCAACAAACATGTGCGTGGGCAAGATGTTTGACGTCAGCGAGATGGTGCGCGCTGCGCTGTAGATGCCAGCAATGACTTCCTCAGGGCTTGTCCAGTCCTGTGGCCCGATTGACGCTGACGTATTCGACAGCAACTGGTCGGCTGCATAATTGTCGGTTGCGTCGGCGTATTGTCCGGCAAGGTCTTGCAGGATGATGTCCACGGATGCGGGGTCTGTCCAGTCCACGTCTTGTTCAGACACAAGAACGGTGCCACCAAAAGTCAACCGGGTGACAATGTTGCTTGACACGACCATCGTGGTTGAGCTCAGCGTTGTCAATTCAGTTGACTGTTGTGCAACTGAAGTGTGCGTGGTGATTTCTGGGCGGTTAAAAGTTTTGCCTGATGCCAAAGGCATTGCACGCGCACCAATGTTGCTCACCACTGGTCGCAGGTAATTGATGTTGTTGTACACCGGGCCGACAACTGGTACTGGCAGCAAGCCTGCTGTATCGGTCGTGATGATGTCGCCTGCAGCTGCAGCGATTGGGTTGTGGAATGCTTGATGATCGGCAACCATGCGAT